GAAAGTCCTCCGGCACAAGGTCGAAGAAGCAGTGTTCACGAAGGCGTATTCTACCTATCTCAAAGGACTTCAGATAGGCTCGAAATCTTCTCTGCGAACTCTCCAGCCTCTCTTTCAAAAAATCGGGACAAACCTCTGCCAGCGTGTATCCATTACACAAAAGCCACGCATATTCAACAGCGGGATCTGTGATAGATCCTGTGTATCTCCATGTCTTTGTCAGTTCTGTGGGGAAGTCTTTAAAATAGAGTGTGCCGAGCGCATACACTCCCACACACTCTGTTTTGTCGTCTAGAGTTTGAAAAAACACTTAATATCCTTGAAAAACGGTAACCGGATCAAAGGCAGCATCAATCATCTCGCCCTCTGTTGCATCTAGGTGTCTTATAATATAACTCAAAGAGCCGCGATAGTCAAGTGTTTTGTTCAACATTTTCTCAAATACATCAAGAACTGGCTGAACATCACTATGTTGCAGGTAGATCTCCACGCAATCATCAATTATTAATTTTTTTTCATTTTCAGAGAAATGTGACTCTTCTTCAAAAAATCTAATTTTGAGATATGTCCTCAAAAAGTATTGTTCTGAAAAGCGGGCATAATATGTGGTAGGTGTATAAGTTGCAGGATATACTGCGCGCGTTATTGTACCCCCGTCACACTGCTGAAGCTCCAAAAAGCGCCTTAATTTTACTCTATTATACAGCACCAAGAGATCACTTTTAAAAATATTATAATATTTCACATGAACCGGTTCATAAAAATTGTCAATAACATCGTCAGTGGAGTGAAGATCATATTTCTCTGCATATTCAAACATTGCAGATTTAATGGGCTCAGACCCTATGTCAGCCACTATGCGCCATGGCACAAATCTATCAACCATAAATCCATATGCATTACATGTATTTACATAAAAATCCCAATTGTTGCTGTCAACAAATTGATTAATTTTTCCCTGATCGTTTACTGGATCCATGTCGGCTATTTCAATTACAAGGCCCGATGTTCCCGGCGAACACCTTCGGCTCTTAATAAAAGCCGGCTTTGTAATGGGATTGCGATGGGCACTTTTTTCTAACAGAGGCAACAAGTGATCTATAAATTGGTCAAAATTTCTAACTTTTATTTCTCTTTCTCTAAAAATTTCAGCTAAAGTGTCGAAATAAATCTCGCGATGATTGGTGTAACTCCTTTGTGGGCTCTCATAAGCTTTAAAAACCTTCAAAGTGTTTAAAAAAGTGTCGTTGGTGTCTATTTTTCCTATAAAAGCACATTTTTGAAATTGTAGTGCCAAATCATGAAAAGCATCCACCACAAAATTAAGGGCGCCGACACCATTTGTTTCAGCCACTCTGGAATTAAATCTTTTGATATTATCGGTCTTTGGTTCAACGGGCACGAAAAGACGGTTAACCCTTCCATACAGCGCTTTTTCGCCGTATTTAAAATCGACTAAATTTTTATATGTTTTGTCATAATAATACGATGGATCCGCAAGGCGCTTATTGTATTTTTCTCTTTTTTCAAAAAAACTTTTTGCACCGGTTTTATTGCTTTCAATATATATAGCCATCAATCTGGACTCCCCACGCTATCAGTCGCGGTGGATGATCCGCCAACAAGGGCGCTCGCAGCCGATGTGCCCGCTTCAACTATTTGAGGCTCCGCAAAACACTTGGATGGGCTTTCGCTTGTTTCTGCATCCACATCGGGTTCCGTGGTCTCTTTCCCTTCGGAGTCTCTCACAACTTCTTCGCCCGAATATATGGGCGCCACCCATATAGCATTGATGGTGCTGCTGGCGGCGCCGATCCCAAACGAATGCTCGGAGCGCGTAATCATATGATATCCTCCTAGCCCAAATTTGGTTAAATCAAATTCGGTGTTGGGTGAAATACTGCGAGGCTCTACATAAATATAAACTCCCGGAAAGGCATTCACATTTGAATAACTTTTAATAACAACGTTATAGATATTCATTAATTGCTGGAGTCCGTCAAATCCTTGTTGCTCCCATCGAACGGCTCTAAGAGAAGGGGGCCCTGTCGCAGAAAAATTTATAGTCTTGACCAATCCCTTATCTTTTCCTATTCCGTAATGAAAAATGCCACGACTTTCATCTGATGCTCGATCTCCTACCATAAGTTCGGGCGGCTGCACTCTCGCCGCGTAGTAGACTAAATAGTTATTTTCAAATGCTCGACCAGGATTAGGCACCGGATTACCTCGTTCTCCCGAAACATTTAATATGGGCAGCGCACCGTCTGGAACAGCGTCGATGTTTAATCTGACTCCGCTTCCATGTGCTTTAATCGCTTCTGTAATCTCGTCGGTGCCCACATCTCCGTGATACGAGGTGATGTTCCCCTCCCCAATTCTAACTCTCTGTTTGACGGTTCCATTAAAACATGTGTCATTGTTTAAAAATTCTTTGAGGAACTCATCGAAAAACTCCTTCGCAAATAAAGCCAAGGGATAGAAAGAATCCTGTTTTTTCAGCAGCTTTTTGGTCAACCATTCTGTAAAATACTTAAGAGACACGGGTATGTCACCGAAATTAACTTCCAAATTCTTGTTAGATTCGGAAGCTTTTAATGGTCTCACTTCCACGGGTCCTAGTACGAGTCTGAATTTTTGAAATTCCTTATGAAATTTTGCAATCTTTGTCTGTTCGTCTTCCAGGCTGCCACCTACCGAAGCAAGATCTTTTTTTGCCAAAGCCTTGGCGAGACCCTCGTTGAGAGAGTCATCAATCCCTTTCATAATAATATCAAATAAGTCACTCGCAAAGAAAAAACCAATGGGCGTTTCCTCCTCTAAGTCTCCAACCGTTTTCTCGCTAAATTCACCTTCGGCGGCTCCTGCTGCCGCATCAGTTCCGGCATTAATATCACTTGAAATTTGGGCGCGCAGAGACTCTAGCTGTGCTTGGATACCGGTATCCTCAAATTCAAAATATTGAGCCTTGCTGTTAAATTGCGCCATTTCATCCGATTTGAACGGTATATAATAAATCTTGCTGGTTTCCTCATCTTCTCCCAACAAATTTTCTACGATCGTTTGAAGGCTGAGTTCCTTATCGGCAATTATTTGATTGTCTACCTGTAGCTTTTCTTTAAGATCGTTAATTTCATCTGGCTTGCAGCTATCTCCCCAAAATTTAAGTTGCAATTGTCTCTCAATAATGTTAGCCAGCACTTCCGGATTGCTAAAAATATTAAATCTCGTGTGTTCGAAAAATTTTTGACTATACGCCAAATATTTTATTATAAATTGAATGCGCCCGTACTCATCAATTTTCCATTCATGGATATTAGGTGTTAAATTTAAAGTTATAAAAGAGTCGTTAACGGCATCCAACAAATCTGTTCTTTTAATGCCCTTGCTTGGATCCTCGGTTCCAAAACTTGCAGTACTGCCTGCGGGGATGGCCCAGCCCACCACAGCCTTCAATCTAAAGTTTAATTTATCTAGATTTTCACTAACAACCGAAGCATTTTGCGAATTATCTTTTTGCGCCAAATCTACGGTACTGCCCTTTCCAGTTTTCAACGCTAGATCAATATATTTGTATTCGCTTCCGTCCGGCGCCTCCCTCACTCTTAATAGCTCCTCAAAACTATTTGCAAAAAGAGTTAAAGTTGCACTAATACTTCTTTGAACCGCAAAGGGATCTTGCCCCTCGAAGGCAAAAGTGAAATTCTGTATACCTACGCCATAGCCCCGACTACTCTTATTTTTTAAGAAGTGCTTCATATCATTGGGCGTCAAATGTGAATCAAACGTTATTTCCTGTTCTATCTCTCCCCCTTCGGGGTCATCTACCACTTTAAAAAGACGAATCATGGGCTGAAGATGTGCAATATCCTTCGTTTCCATATTAAAAAAAAGCTGCTGATTGGGATATTGCGTTAGCTTGTTCATGAAATTAAACGGATTGCCATCTAAAAGCAATGTCGCGTTGGCGGCGGCGCTTGGAAGTTCTTTCTCGCTTTCCCCGGAGCTTTCTCTTCCTACTTTTTCTCTAACAATCGCATCCAGAAAAGCAAGCAAAAAGCACTGCTCCTGAAATTCGACTTTTAACGACTCTTCAGATACCTTTCCATCGTCGACTTCTTCTGCCATTTAATTAAACCTTTAATAGTTTTAACACGTTTTCAATATTCAACGGAATATAAAGAGTATCACCTGGGGATACATGTGCCTCTGTCGGATAACCATTATACCAAGCAAGAACCCACCACAAGCGCGAATCGCCGTAATATCGATGAGCTAACTGATAAAAGCGATCCCCATATTTCCAAGTATATGCAGTTCGCTGTAGGGTGGCACGTTCTGCCGCATTTAAATTATGTAACTTGGGGGTGGCAAATTGCTTCACCATCTTCAAATTTCTTGATTTTCTCAAGGGCTCATAGTACTCGCTGGCATTCGTCAAAGTTCTTGTTTTGTTATATCTGGTGGGCATAATTTAAATTCCTCATGCATTGATCTTGTCGGCATCTAGCTGTCGTTGGGCGGTGCCGGTGTAGGTACCCGCGCCAGGTGTCGCAAGCATATTGCTAGCATCCGCCTCTTGATCGTCTTTAACCTGATCGTTGTCAGTGTCTTTATCGGGTGCGGGGAGCGGGGGGGGCGCCTGCTCTTCGGCATTTAATAAATCAACCCCGTATGGAAATACTCTTTCTGAAAACTTGTTTTCCTCGTCCCACCCAAGAGCGTGCTCGTGAATTACATTAAACGTAAAGTTAACGTCGATCACCCTCGGAAGAACAACGTTATTGCCCTTTTCAATGACGCCTTGTTCAACAAGGTTGTGATTAATCACCAAATTGCCAATAACACCCAAAAGACCATTATCCGCCCCCACGCTAGATTTATAATTATTATAACAATCTTCGGCACTATTAAAATCTCCAACATTTGCATCTAATGTTTTTTGTGCCAAGTTCATAACCTTAAGTCGCACAAGGGGAGATTGGGAAATAGTTTGAGCCTGATTAACGTTGGTATAGGTAGGATACAAAAATTGTGTAATTGCCTGCACTTTCCCTAAGTTTTCAAAAGCTTCTCCATAGGTACTAGCGGGGATTTTAAAAGCAAGAGTAAGAGAGCGGGTTGTTTGCTTAAACATGTAGATGGGATCGGCACGACCATACACGCTCTCGGAGGCCCAATCAGAGTTATAGCTCTCATTAAAAGTAGTAATAAACGCTTTAAAATAAACCGCTTTGCCAGTAGGAACATGCTGAAGGGATATAACCATTCCAGCGTTGGCATATACATCTGTGGCGTCCACAAAAGCATTCTTCTCCTGTAGGCGTGCGCCATATTTGAAAGAATTAAAAAATGCCATAATCTAAATATCCCCTAACCAGAAAAATTAACGTCTCTAATGTCTGTTCCAACTACTTCTAAAATATACTTCTTCAATGGTTCCCCATCTATTACAAGGTGAATGGGCTGCCGTACTGTTTCGGTGCCGCCGGCTGCCGCAGCAGCGGGTTCTGATTCGCCCCCCGCGACACTAGCTACGGCGCCGGCTGTGGCGCCGGCAACCATGGTTGCGCCGATGGCGAGGGCTTTGCCGGTGTCGAGATCATTAATTGTGTCTACAATCGTAGGAAGGCGCGCCTCCATCGACGCCAGGAGACCGTCCATAGATTCCACCATAGCACTCCCGATGGCTTCAGGAAGCGTGGTCCCTAGCGTTCCTGCCGCCTCTATGATGCTTTCAATCGTCGCCTGGATCGTACCGAGACCCTCATTCATAGAATCTCCCAGAACTTTACCGATATTTCCTACTGAAGCTAGAACGGTGCCAACTGCTTCACCTACGGAATTAATAACATCTCTAATTAAGCGAAATGGCTCCACCAGGAGTGATAGCGGACCCTTCAAAAGAAGGAACGCGGCAGCCACTTTACCGACGCCCTCAAGAAAAGTGGAAGCAAATGTTTTTTTAAATAAAAGGTCTGCCAAATCAGAAAACAGCCCCCACACTTGCCGAATAGGCCACGTTAGGAACATAAACACATCTTTGAGAATAGTCAACCATTTAACAAGCATCATAAGCTTATCAGCCATAAAAATCAGACTACCCACCATGATCTTCATGGCTATCATCGTTACTTGTATTACGGGTTCCAATTTGGCAATTGCCAGCCCGATAGCTTGAAAAGTGCCTGCCACGCCACCCTTCGCAGTTCCCCCGTGCTTCTCTACAAATTCGCTCATGGCCCCCTGAAACCACTTCCACATCGTCCCCACGGGCCCCATTGCTGCTTGAACTCCAGACACAATGTCGCCCATGCCATCAACAAGCAGTTCAATGAATTCTTCTATTTTTTTTAGTCTTTCTGGTTTTGAGAATTCGGTCGCAAGTTTACTCACCCAATCAATGAGGGGCTTGATAATAGGAACAAGAGAAAGAAGTGCGTTTTTAACTTGATCTTGTATGTCCTGCCATGATTGCTGCTTATTTTTAAGCTCCTCCCACTCCGCGGAGGTCATTTCCGCTGATTCGTTTACTGTATCCATATCATCAGAAAGAGCCATTGCCAGTTCGCCCACATCAGCAAGCCCCATGGCATCTTTATAAAAGTTCTTCTGATAATAAGACATTTCGTCAAAGGACAGTCCCGCATCCAATACGGAATCTCGAATCATCCTAAATCTTTCATTGGGATCTGTTTCCATCATAAGATCCATTGCATTCACAAAGTTGCCGCCCAAGGCTGCATTTAGTTGACCCGCTTGCTCTGCTGCCCCCTCAAAGGTATCAAACTTGCTGGTAATCTGCAACAATCTACCTATTTCTATACCAGTATCCTTCGAGGTTCGTGCCAACTCTTGAAAAACATCAGTGGCGGCGTCACCAAATTTCGTTAGTTCGGGCGCCACGGCAGCCATATCTGCTGCCATCTTACCTGGGGCTACGCCAATCTCCATGGCCAATTTCGTTATGTCTCTCTGTGTTTGTCCTATGTCGTCTGCCGACACTCCCATTCCTTTTGTTGCGTATTGCTGAATCTTTGTAAAATCTTGCACACTGACGCCCAATTCGTTTAAACGAACTGCGGTTCCCGCGAGACCCTTTTGTGTCGCTGCATTGAGTGTTGTAAAGTCGGTATATCCGGTGTATAAACTTTGGAATGCGGCGTCCACTTCTTCCATCGAAACGCCTGCGTGAACGTTTGCCTCATACACATCGGTAAGAGAGCGGGCAAATTCGTCGCCGGCGCCCGTAGCACGCTGAAAGCCTCTTTCCATATCAATAACGTTTAACGTCATCTGGATGATCTGATCGATCATCCCCGTGAATATTCCCTTCGCGGTTTTCCAGAGGGCTCCGAGCCAGGAGGACGGCTTCGAAATTACGGCAACCAGATCGTTAAATTGTTTAGTTATATTTTCAACATTAAGGGATTGTCTGAGATCCACCCCCTGTGTAACCAACTCGGCAAAAGATTTAGAAATTTCTTCAACAGATTGCTTTTGTTTTTCAAGGCTTTCTTCTGCCGCCTTCAAGGCAATAATTCTTTCTTTTTCTTTAGCAAGCACATCAGCAGTTACACCAGTCGTCTTTTCTAATATTGCATATTCTTGTTCGGCTATAGATATCTTAAGAGCACTAATCTCTTTCAGAGTTTGCGCAGTTGAAGACATACGCTGCAAAACGGCTAATTGTTTATTGAGCACGTCCAGGTCTTCATTAAGGGTCGCATTGCCATCAATGCGAGCCTGAAGCATTGCTTGAAGTGCTTGCGCAAGGCTCCCATAAATACTTTTTAAATTAGAGGCGACTGCTGCCTGTTCGGTTGTCAAAGCAATCGATTGCTTTTCTAGCCTTATAATGTCTTTTAATCTGCGTACATCGTCTTCGGTTGGTCCGCTATAAGCCACAAATAAACCCTCTCGCTGGTTCTATAACATTAAATAGTTTTTTATAAAAAAAAGACAGGCACCCAATGGGATACCAGCCTCTTTATGTTTTCATAGTTGGTGGAAGATTTGGCTGGTTGTGAGCGCTCAATGTTTGAGAACCCGAGTTGCCACTCCTAGCATTTTCAATTGCTTCTTTTTCGTCTTCAAGTTGTTTAATCAATCTCTGAACAAACCATAGTCGCAAACCAACAGGAAGATTATATGCCTCCGAAAACGACCAACCGCCCGAATATTTTAAAAAGAAGAACTGTTCGTAAATGTTCTCAATATAATCATCGGTCAGGCCAAAAAAAGTCCGCGGTCAGCGGGACCTCCATGTCCTGCTCATAGTCACACTCAGAACATTCAAAATTTTGTGTGAGGTCAATATTGGGAGTAGACAAGCGATACGCCAGTCGCAAATGGCGAGAGTCCATGGATGGGATATTGTCTATTAAGTACTGGCGCGCCTCCAAAGAGTCATCTCCATTAACTGCAATGACAATACTAGACAGTTGACGCGTCACGTTCTTTTCATAAGTTTTAGTTTTTCTTTTCCGATTATTATTCATCGATGATGTCATTCCCTTTTCATCGCTCCCTGTCAATAACCTAAAATCAACCTCTACTCTAGTCTTTGGCAGTTTTACCTTAAATGTTCCATCTCCGTTGCTAGTTACATCTAATTCATCTCGATCTTCTCCGCGATATACGTTTGTATCGTTTAAATCGAAAACATATCTCTGGCTCTCTTCACAACTCGGACAAGTCACACTCGTATTATACTCGTTCCCGTAGCCCGAGATTCTGGCGGCAATTATTATTGCGTTTCTATCCCCAACCAGTAGAGAATCTGCCTTAATTCTTTTGTCTTTGATCAAATTTTGTAATACCCGATCTAGCGCAACACCCTTTTTCAAAAGAGTGCGAGAAGTAAGAATATCCTCTTCTTTGGCGGTCATTTGCCTAATTTCAATACTATCGTGCCCACATAGGGGGTGACCCTCGAAATAAAACTTACCCTCCGAAGGTAGCTCCACAAATTCAGTGGGAACAACAAACGTAAAGTCCCCGGCAGTTTCTCCCACAACAGGCGGTGGGGGCGCATCTACATTCGTTGTATGAGCACCGCCAACGCGATCTTTATTTCTTGACAATATACACCTCGTTATTTTTGTCTTTTTATTTTACTTAACCAGCAGCACTAGGACCAGGGAAGAAAGTGTTTCCATCCTTGGATGCTGCAATTGAGCCATCGCCTACAACGTCAAGCTTCGCCCAATCGTACTTGAGCGTAACCGTAATTTCGGTTAGCGCGTCTTCTCCATAAGCCAAGTCGCCGTATTTCACACCGGCAACCCAAGCATTCCAAAGAGTCCATTTTTCAAGATCCGTGCCGTTAGCGGCAATCTGCGTTATAGTAACCAGGCCCAGCGAAGAGGCCGCTGATGCCTTGGTCATTGTGGCTAAATCAGTTGGGACTGCGGGGGGGGTATAGCCACCGCCTTCGACGATTCCCGTAAAAGAAGCTGCCATATCGGGATCAATCGGATCAACCACTACAATGTCAACATCGTTCCACGTCACAGTCCCGGGATAATAAAACGTGTGATTCAAAAATTTATGATCGGCATTCGCAATTGTAAAAGAGGGCTTTGCGGCACTCTTCGCCCACCACATAAAGCTCTCTGTAAGTCCCTGAACATCAACCCTAAATCTAAATTTTCTTTTTGGGTCTCTCAGACCCCCCTCGGTAAAGTTTTTTGACCAAAACGACATTTTCTATAACTCCTTATGTTTCTCTATTTTTAAATAGTATTGTGGGGAAAAATCCCCCACTTCTTTTATTAGTCATCGAACGATGCGCCGGTACTCATGATTACGAAGTCGATAGCAATATATTCAATTGCTCGTGCGGGTTTAATCATAATCTTAGCATACAAAATATTCTGATCGATAAGATCGGGGGTTGTGGTAGACTCATCCAATATGAGACGGTAATCTGTAAGTCCAAATCTGGCCTTGACATTGGCTAATAGCGGATCAATCAATCCGATAAACCTATTCCAAGTTGATTGAACGTTCTGTTCAAAAAGAATCTGAGTTGAAAGGATGGAAATCCGCTTCTTCAAGAAAATTACCAACCTTCTAACATTAATTCTATCGAGAGCGGAGCGGCGCTCTTGGAGCGTCTTCTGTCCGAATACTACGATACCGCTAGACGGGAAGGAGGCAATCGGATTAATTGCAGCTTCATAGAGCGTATCTCGATCCCGAGAGACGAGCCTTTCGCTCACATTCGTTATGGGGATCCCGGCTGCCCCTTCTGTGAGACCACCTCGGTTGAAGCCCGCGGGCGCGAACCAAAGCTCCGACCGCTTCTCAGAACTTGCCAGAACACCCATCATTGCAATAGAGGGCGGGATCCAGACTAGCTGTCCCGTAGTCTCGTCACGAGTCTGAACCCATGGATAGAAAGTCGCCCCATAGCTAGAATCGATTATTCTGTCCTTGAGGGCGCTTGCTGCGGATGCAGGAGTTGTAGCAATTCGGCTTGACTTGCTTGCATAGTACTGCTCATGCGGGGGAAGATAAACGTTAGCTAAATCAATGAGTGCCAGACTATCGGCTCGCCTCTCGCACACATTAATAGCATGAGTCGTTAGGCTATCGTGCGTAAGACCCGGAGTTGCCAGCAAATTCATATCAACGAATTCTGGATCAGCCACCGTATCAACAGCGCGTTTCCATGTGTAGTAAATATAATTGGTTGTCTCTGTGTCGGTCGAGCCCATGCCCTTGTTGTACATCGGATCCGGCTTAATAACGTTAAAGCCGTCAAACCCTCCCCAAATGGGAGCGGTGAATCTATTAATTGAAGCATTCAACAGA